GTGGATCTAATACTCCTTCTGGCGCGGGTGCTGGATTAATCATTTATACTTATTGCTGCTGCTTGTTTTTTTGTTCTTCAATATAATTATTGAGCATAGCAATATAAACTTGTCTTTCCCATGGCATCATGTTTTCTAACTCAGTTAAAGAAAATTTATGAATGTACATCAGGTTAAAATTAGACTGATAATGATTCATCAAAGTCTCATGGAAAAGACTTATGCGAAAAAATTTACCAGACCCTCAATTTCAAATGTAGATTCAACACCAGTATTTGGATTCGTTACTTTGATAGTATGTGCAAGTTTAGGGGTAGTAGCAAAAAACTGTTGAATTTTTTCAAACTGTTTTGTAGTTAATCCTTCAATATATTCTGCGATTTCTTTTCTTGATGTGGTGCTTGAGTCCCACACCTCTTCACCATTGTAGATTTTATCGACAGAATCAATAACAATATCAAATACTTCTGCTGTTGATGGTTCTTTCTGTAGAATTTGTGTCTTAACAAACTGATCGTATCCAGGATACTTCATAATCAATCCGCTTGTTTCATCAAGCGCAATCTTTTTATCGTGTCCTTCTGGATATTGAATTTCAACTGCGTCTAAATCTAGATCATATGTTACTTCGGTTTCATTATCATCTTTACAAATCAATCTCATCTCAACACTTTCACCAACAGATTTAGATCTGATGCGTAAAAAGATGTATTCAATATCAAACATTGCTAAGGTTTCAAGCTTCACATTTCGGGTAAGAATACAGTTCTTAAGAATCTGTACCACAGCATCTTTGATTTGTTTAGTATCTTCCGATTCCATAGCAATCAAAAGAACCTTCTCTTCTTTCACTAGGAAAGGTCTGTATTGAATTTTTTTCCCACTTGAAGGAATGGTCAATTCATAAGTGGGTACTGGGGGTTTTGGTAAAGGCATTATCTACTCCAAAATAGAATGATGTTATTTAAAAATATTTATGTAGTCCGTCCATAATTGTCGTTAGGAATAGGCCCCCATTGATTTTCATAGATGGGGAACCATCTCTCATAATAAAAATTAGCTGTTACTTTCATAATCTGTGATGTACCAAAAGAAAGAGGCACAGAATCTATAGCATATGGATAACATCCTTGAAGTACATATCTGATAGATGGTCTACCAGTTTCAGAACTTGTTCCTCTTTCTGCTTTAAGTATCGATAGTTGTAAAGTATATTCATCAGGATATCTTAATCTCACAGAACGGTTTCTAACTCTCGTTTGATTTGTTGCACCGATCACAGATTTAATTTCGTTACCAGTTTCATTTGTTTCTTGAAAAATATAATCCATCCAACCTGTCAAGAATTTCAAAGGAGTCATGTTAGCATCACACATCCATGATAATGTCAAATCATTATACATTCTTGTGTGGGCATAATTATATTGTCCAGATCCAGTATAGATTCCATTGACTTGACCAGTTGCTGCCTGTACGCCTGGCATAACTGCTTCGTCACAAAACATGGAAATGAAAGATGCTGGTGATGTTCCTACTATATCACCACCCAATTCTGATTCTGTGAAAGTGCTTAAAACATTTGCTCGCAAATGATCAAACAATCCATTAGTTGTTCTTCCACTAGCACCATCTAGCGTTTTTTCAAATGTAACTTTATATGTATTCGAAAGTGCGGCACCACCACCTTGAGATAAAAGACCAATAATACTTTGAATTCTTGTATTCGATTGTCTTACATCAGCCACTAATAAATACCTTTGAGAATTTATATTTATATTTATGGCGTACTCGGGATTTTATCGCCCAACGAATCCCAACAAATATAGGGGCAACCCTATGAATATAATTTATCGTTCTCTTTGGGAAAGAAAGTTCATGACTTTCTGTGATAATAATTCTAGTGTGATTGAATGGGGTAGTGAAGAAGTTGTAATACCATATCGCTCTCCATTAGATGGAAAGGTTCATCGTTACTACGTTGATTTCTATATCAAAGTTCGAACCACAAAAAACGAAATCAAAAAATATTTGATTGAAATTAAACCAAAGAAACAAACAACGCCACCACCTCCAGCATCAAAACAAACCAAGTTATATAAAAATAAGGTATTAACTTTTTTGAAGAACCAAGCAAAGTGGGAAGCGGCAAATGATTGGTGTGAAGATAGACAAATGCAGTTTTTAATTCTTACCGAAGATCATTTAGGGATATAGTAAATGGCCAAAGGATTTAAAAAGGAAGATCTAGCACCAAAAAAGAAAAATTATAAAACCATCTTTGAAAAGATAAAAGAAAAAACCAACGGGGAAGAAAAGTCTTGGTCTTGGTATCGCCAAACATTAAAAACAATGGCGACAAAATATAAAAAAGATCCCGAACTTCTACAGAGAGAAGAAAGAAGGGATATGAAAGATCCCAAAGATGAACAAGATGAAAATCATCTTCGTAAGTATCCAAGAATAGGAAGATTGTTTTTCTTTGAATACAAACCAAAGATGAAATACTTACCTTACTATGATGCTTATCCTTTGGTGTATGTAATTCATATTTCAGGTGACGCTTTTATAGGAGCAAATCTACATTACTTACATCCAAAGAAAAGAGTATATGTAATACAGAAATTACACGAAGGAAGAGTTGACATTCCTCGCGTTTGCTTTCATAAATATCTTTTAGACCAAGTTGATGGATATTTATTAGATCTAGCCTCCGCAGAATGGGAAACTGCTATCTCTTTGCCTGTAGAACATTTTGTTAAAAATAAAAACGGTGTTATAACAACATACAAACCAAGTGATGTTTGGACAGAGACAAGTAAATACTGGAGCAACAGATTGAAATTGAAGAGAATCATTAGAGGTTATGGCAACCCAACAGACATCACAGAAGTAACTTAAAATGACAGCACCATCATTAAGATACCCACAAAATTTGGCAAATCAGTCTAACGATTGGGTTATGTTTGAGTTCTTCGAATATAAAAGCGCGTTTAGTAGTTCTTCTGCTAGTACTACACCATCATCTACCAATCAAGGAGATGAATATTTACAATCATATTCTAATGTCAGTGCCCAATCATCCTCATTGCCTAGTATAGCATTATACATGCCACCAGAAGTAGCAGCAGCATATGCTGGAAACTGGGGAGGAAGAGATTTTAGTCCACTAGGAGCAACAGCTTTAGGAGCAGCTGCGCCACTCCTCAATGGTGATCCTAAAGCAGCGGGAGATGCAGTTAAAAAAAGACTTGATAGCATGAAAGGTGGATTGCTTCCTTATATGGCAGCAGAAGGAATTAAAACTGCTATGAATGGAATCCCTGGGTTTGGTGGTAATGTACAAGCAAATGATGTTCTTGCTTCAACGATGGGTAAAATTTTGAATCCAAATACAGAAGTTCTTTATTCTGGTCCTAACCTTAGAACATTTGGTTTGACATTTAAAATGACCGCAAGAAGCAGTGCTGAATCAACTGCTATTAAAAATATCATCACAACATTCAAAAAAGCAATGTTACCAACTGCTGGTCCAGGTGCTCAACTTATGGTAAATGTTCCCAATATTGTTCAAGTAACATTTAAAAATGGAACTCGTAAGAACCCATGGGTAACACAATTTAAACAATGTGCTATTGGTTCTGTAAATGTTAACTATACTCCCGATGGAGTATGGTCAACGTTTAGAGATGGAGCACCAACTGCCGTAACTCTACAACTACAATTCTTAGAGTTAAAAGTACTATACTCAAACGAAATAACCGATACTAACGGATACTAAAAATGTTTTTCTCAAAACTTCCAAATATAGAATACGATAAAAAACCTGTAAGTTTTCCGCTGTCAGAGCAGCACTATATTTTAGCGAAGAATTTTTTCAGAAGAACATCTTTTATCAAAGATTCGTTTCCTAATGTAGTATACTTCAACAAGTATACCATGACAGATGAAGATAGACTAGATCTTCTGTCACAAAGATTTTATGGTTCACCAAATTATGATTGGGTGATTCTATTAACAAACAATATCATAAACACCAATTATGATTTACCAATAAGAGAATCTTGTTTGTATGAATTTGTGTACAAGCAATATGCTTCAGATGATTATGATCCTGCAGAATCTTATCTACTACCACCAGATAGAACACATCATTATGAAACTATTGAACAACAAAATAGTTTAAAAGAAGTTGTGTTGCAAGGTGGATTAATTGTAGATAAAAATTATTATACTACCAATCACACATTTTATGATAGAGGAACTCAAGGATATCTTAATTTCACTGGGTCATCTATATCAAAAAAAGTTTCAAATTTTGATTATGAAAAACAATTAAATGATTCTAAGAGAGATATTTTCATACTGAAATCTAGATACTTGCCGAATCTTGTATCTGAATTTGAATCTTTAGTACAATACTCATCATCAAATAGTTTCATTAGTAAAACTGCCAAGAAGTCTGGACAATAAAAAAGGGGGCAGATGCCCCCAGTGTATCAATCTTCTTCAGCAAGTCGAGCAAAGTAACTCAGTGCATCATCATCGTCATCAGCGCCTACAGTAGCAGCGACTTTAGGCAGAGCAGGTTCACGACGAGGAGCAGGAGTCACGAACTCTTCATCCTCTTCATCATCCATGGTGTTAACCACAGTAGCAGCACGCGCTTTAGCAGGAGTCTGAGTGATACCCAGAACCAGATTCAGACGCTCTTCAAGTTCTTCGTATGACTTGAAGTTCTCAGGAG